AGCTTCTAAGCAGCTCAAGGCTCAAGAATTTTTTTTAATTATTTAGTTGACATTGCTCCCATGATATCTTATATAATAGATAGGGTCAAATAACGTTAGCCACATGTCCGACTGAACAAGCCGAATTGTGGGGGTAGATATACCACCGAGTTTTGGCCCTAACATAGGAGTGAATATGAATATAAAAGAAGCGAAGGCAATTGTAGGAGGATTAAGTAATCCAAGCAAGATGCCCGGTTATGGCTACGGCTTAAGCGCATTCGATTGTGCGGTAGGCTCGAAGCTTAGACTGATAAAGAATAGTACTTGCTCGATGTGTTACGCTTTAAAAGGGCGGTACACTTTTCCAGGGGTCAAGAATGCTCACGCCAACAGACTTGAAGCGATCACCAAATCTAATTGGGTTGAGGCCATGGTACTATTGATTAATAATTACGGAAAGAAAATACCTTATTTCAGGTGGCATGATTCCGGGGACTTACAGTCACTGGACCACCTTAAAAAGATTGTAGCTGTTGCAATGGCAACGCCAAAAGTAAGACATTGGCTGCCAACACGTGAAGCTGGGATCCTGAAAGCTTTTTATAAAGAAGGGCATTCACTCCCGGGAAACCTGGCAATCAGAGTTTCAGCTACGATGATTGACGGTAAACCTCACAGCAATGTGGGGTTAACGTCTACTGTAAGCAAGAAGGAGAAGCCAATAGGATATAGCTGTCCTGCTGGAAAACAAGATAATGAATGTAAGTCTTGCCGGGCTTGTTGGAATATCAATATACAGAATGTAAGTTATGCAGCTCATTAGCTGCATGATTTATTCAAGCTGCAATGTAAAACTGGTTTGAAACGTTTTTGCAGCTTGAGTAAGTCATATGTTTCACGTGAAAAAAATGTAATAAGGCTCAAGGCACATGGTTTAAAAACCAGGGTTCAAGGTCACAAGGTTCAAGAATCAAGCCACAAGGTTCAAGGCTCAGGCCTTCTTTTGCTAGGCTCAAGGCTCTAGCTCCAGAATATATGGACATCCCTCCCCCTCCGAGGGGGGTAGCCATGATAAACGAACAGCCACCGTTCGTATTATGGCTCATATGCCACGATATTTGTCCGCTAGACAACCCTATTTGATTACCCCTAGTAACCTTAAGCTCAATCCAAAACTGTCCTCTACGCTTATCTGTGAGCTTATAAACGGCAAGGATATCAGGCAGTCCTAGAGGAGTAACAGCCTCAATTCTTGTCAAGGTTATTTTTGTAAACTTATCCTTGATCCTTTTCCAAAAGCGACTCTCTGGTTTTGTCGTCATCTATTTCTTCAAAGCTCCCTTCAACAGACAATCTCTTGTCCATGTCACGCAATAGTTTATCAACTTCTTCTCGATTCAATTGGTCAATACTACCGTGCATAATCTCTTTGCGATCAATATATAAACCTGCAACTTGACCCCTAGACTTCTCAGCCGTAACGGCAGCATTCCAATTACCCTTCTCCTCAGCACCTACGCTCAATTGATGTAATCGTTTTAAATGTTTATGTAGATTGACCTCATATTTCTTTTCCTCTTGATTACGAAGTTCTCTTATATATTCCATACAACCTGGATGACGCCTAAGTTCTGAAGCTTCTTGCTTTGCTCTATTCTCCGAGTACCCAGCCTCAATTGCACATTGCGAAGCTGTTTTTGTGTCACCTTCTTGAACAAATAATAAGCAAAACTTGATCTGTTTTGGTGTTAATTTGTCTCTGATTTCTTCTATATTCATTATTGTTTTATATAATACATGTGGGATATTTACTCAAGCGCTACATCGTTCTACATTTGTTCACGGTAAAATCAAGGTAAAAAAGAGGTGTTTTTAGAGGTGTTTTTAACAGCAGAAAAAAAGTTTTTTGGCAGAAAACTAGGAAAACACCGCTACACCACTTTTCCAGAAGTAGCGGTCATGTAGCGGTTAAAAACAATCTAAGTTATTGATAAGTATATATTAATTACCTACCGCTACACCGCTACACCGCTACACCACTATTTACTATTGTTAATTATAATTTTAAAATAAAAATAAACTATACAGTAGCATTGCATAACCAATTAAAAGATGTATAGATAGTGTCTTATTCACTCCCTTTCCCCCTCAACGGTGTTTTCATTCTTCATCGGAGGGGGTTCTTTTTTATTTGACATTGATATCTACATGGGATAATTAGTATATAGTTTAACCAAAAAAGGAGAGAATATATGGCTAAATCAAATGAAGAAATGTTTACTGAATTAGTTGCAATCATGGATGACATTGAAAGCACTCAATGTTTATATCGTTATTTCGATAAAGACTTTGTTAATAAATTCTATGATGTAAAGGATGATATAAAATTCTTAATCAATGATGACTATTGGAATGACGCTGATGAACCTAAAACTTTGGAGGTAGCATGAGTAAGACAGGGGCGTGGGCCTTGGAGCATCAAGAAAAAGAGCAAGAACTACCAACCTTTACAGTAGTTCAAGCAAGTAGTGTATTATCAACATGGATTATTCAATGTAAAGACGAAGAGACAGCACTAAAGATTGCTGAAACTTCAGAACCTGATAATGAGGAAGTAACATGCGCATACGATTTAGAGGTCACTGATGCTAACTAACATTTTACTAGGGCTAATACTTTTAGCCCTAGTTTGTATAGGATTTATGGTATTTGTATTAGGCAGAATGATTGATGAAAGAATTGGTAAAGACTAATCAAAGAACCACTTAGGATCTTCAACGATAGGCTTTAATATTTTTCGTAAAGCTTCCTTACCATCCTCACAAATAGTCAACCACTCTTCTACCGTATAGCTGCGGTTGTGTTTTGGATTCCAGAATTCTACAGATAAGTTGTTACATTTAAAGCAACGTTTGATAGATCTAATTGGGCTATCAGGTAAACGTAATGGCATAATACCGCCTTTGTTAGCCGCATTATAAGATATTTTTTAAAAAATTTCAAGTGTTATGGGGGAGGTCTAAAGCACTCCCCCTACGAAGCAAGTGTATTGATGATTTAACAGGTAAATGTCAGAACATTGGGAATTGAGGACCCGAACCATCTCCAAGCTATTGCCATGATCTACACTGAACCATTGAAACACTCCTCTATCCCAACTCTAAAAGGGTGGTTCGCCCTTAAACTCTATAACTGGTTTACTCTCTCGAAATCGTGTAGTTTTCAAAACATTCTGGGTCAAGCGGTGGTCCGTAGTAAACCGTAGTGGCTTTGTTCGAACCTTCGGTCCATGTTTGGTTGTAGTACTTATTTTCAATGAGGTGCCCTTGTGAGTCACAAACCTTACACTGACCAATTGATTCTTCGTTTTCAAATTTAAGTCTAACATATCCATTTCCTTTACAATTATGACAAATAATCATCACCAACTCCTTTGATGTGTATCATAGTATCGTATAATTTTTTCATAAGCTGCTTTTCTTCTTTTAGGTTTTACATCTTTAACAGCTTGATGACCTCTCTTTAATCTACGTCTATAAACAGCTCCTAGTACAGAGTTCTTACTACGGCCAAAGATAGTACCTATCTGCGAGTACGAATATTTTTCTTTTAACTTTTCAATTAGATCTAATTCGCGATCCGTGTATCGTTTTTCAATTCCGCTTCTCATGTATACCTCCTTATTATAATTTTATACAAGCGCTCCCATCTCAAGCGAGTAGCAACCTCTTTACCATTGCGTGGTTCCCTGGTTGCTACCTTGGAAACTTTTTCGTATTCCTTCATGAGCCTAGTTCTAAGAGTATTCTTCTTAACCACGATTCCTCCTTCGTAATTTCATAATAATACCAGGTGCAGTATTGTTTATCTCCCAAGCAATCTCTCATATAACTTTGATAGGGAGAGAAATAGATCACCATTGCCGTGCTAATGACAATCGCAATAGCAATCCATTTCATTTTTCTCTTCTTATCTTTTGTATTTTTCTAAGATATTTAAAATAAAAAAATCTGTTAATTCTTTTTCTTTTAAATCTATCACCAAGAATAAAACCAAGAATAAAAATTAAAACAATAGCTAACACGTGCCACACATGAAACATCATGCTGCACTCTTTAGTTCTTTTTTAATTGTTGGTTTTTGTTTTTGCCATTCTTGATCTACTAACATGGAGATTACCGCTCCGATTGAGCGATGTGAATGACTAGCAATTATCTTTGCTTTGTTGTACGTTTCCATTTTCGTAGCAACTGATTTATATTTAGTTGTGTCCATTAGGACTCCTTTCTTTTTTTAATGGGTTCAATAACCCAGTTCTTAACGTCTTCCCCCATCACCTCACTTGCGATGTCAATCTTACTACGAAGACTACGCACAATCTTTTCATCGACGGTGCCTTCAGCTATCATATCAACGTAAGTAACTTTATTTACTTGGCCAATACGATGCGCTCTATCTTCCGATTGCATCCTCTTCTCTAAATCATATGAGTTAGAATAATATACAACAGTATGAGCTGCAGTCAGTGTTAGACCGTAACCACCTGTTGAAGGATTACCAACAAAATATTTTAGTGAAGAATTCTTATCTTGAAACTTTTCAACAATATCCTGGCGATCTCTATCTTTTGTATCACCATAATATGTAGCAACAGAATCTGCTCCAAACTTTTCCGATAATGTTTGTTGAATCTTTTTAATATCAAATCTATAGTTCGCCCAAATAATTACTTTACCATCTACTTCTTCAAGGATGTTAAGTAATTCATTCATGCGATTACTTTTTATTTCTTTTGTATCACCATCATCAAACGTTACATGACCACAAGTTATTTGGTGTAAACGTATAAGTGCTGCCAAGGTACTAAGACTTGTCATTGTCTTACCATCCATCTCTGTAATATTAAAACGTCTCATCTCTTCGTAAGCTTTCACTTGTTCTGATGTAAGTGATATCGTTCTTGTTGTATAAATTTTTTCTGGTAGATCCAAACAGTCCTCCTTTAATACCCGGTAAGAGTATTGATCTATGATTGTATTTAATTCTGGTAGACGTTGAAATCCTACAACCAAATTCGTGGATCGTGTTCCAAAATTCCTGCGTACCATCACCGCGTACCGAGATTTAAATGCCCAATAATTTTGGCGTGTAATATTAGGACTTAAAAATTCTAACTGCGCATACACATCCAATGGATTTTTTGTAACAGGTGAGCCTGTCATGATGCGTCTTATCTTAGCTAACTTACTGATTTTTATAGCATTTTTAGTGCGTGAAGCTGTTGGTGTTTTGATAGTCGTTGATTCATCGATCGCTAATAGTGTACGATTTCTGTGTAAAAACTGTGTCACATATTTTATCCCAACACTTCCACTCAATGCTTCAATGTTCATTAATAAAATTCTTAACTTACCATTAGGATAAATTATATCTTTTAATTTCTTCTTATCATCCTTTGTCATTTCACTTGGCGCTCTCCATGCAGCGACAGTATAAGGTATCTCGTCTGGTAAATGTGTAGGTATTTCTCCTCTCTCCCAGTTACGATATACACCTTTAGGTGCAATGATTAATGCTGAATCAATCTTACCTTGTAAAAAATATCCACCAATTTCATCTATTAATACTTTAGATTTACCTGTGCCCATTTCCATGAAAAAAGCGTAGTATTCCTTGTTATATGCTTGTTTCAATGCCTCTAACTGATGAGCATAAGGCTTTGTTTTAAAATTATATTCACTCATTTTTTATTTTTATAGTTGACTATGAGATAAATTGCAAGTAGTAAATAGAAAAATATGGGAGAGCATATGAATAACATAACAAAATTATTTGAAGATGTATCAACAGAATCATTTAATAAAATAGATGATGAAGCTCTTGGTCAATTAGGATCAGAGATTGAACGCATACGTTCGGTTCAAGAACAAATTGAATTAACGGAAGTAAAAATAAAAAAACTAAAAGAGG